ACTAGTACAAAGAAACGTAAACCTAAATAAGTGAAAGTATAAGTTAAAAGACAGTCAATTAAGATTGTCTTTTTTTTGTTGAAAAAGTATAAATTTATATTACATATTATTAAAAAGTAAATTATGAATTATAAAAATAATAAAGATGATAAGTATTAAAATTCCAATAGACATTTGTATTCTTTTATTATTTTTATAATTTATCCATGTCATGATACTTAATAGAGTTAAGAATAATAAAATTATAACTATTAATGGTATTTTAATTATATTTAATAATTCTAAAATTACTAATATCATTGATAGTATTGAAATTATTAATGCTAAATCAGATAAGGATTTCTTTTTCATGAGATACCTCCAGTTTATATTATATATTTATTATAAACCATACAATGGGTAATTTGAAATTATTTTAATATAAACTAGTAATTTCAATAATGACAGGTGTATGACATATCTAATTTTAAAGATAAATATTTGAAATACAGAGAGGTGATTATCTTTTTATTTCTACATTAAGGAGGTGTAAGTATGGAGTTAATACTTAAATTTAAAGATAGTCATGAATGCTTAGATTTTATTAAGAAATTTAATACAAATAAGGAAATTTTCCAAAACAAATCATTGTTCAATAAAGTCAATATTCCAAAACATTTAATATATAATTATGATGATGATATTTGGACTGGAGATATAATAAAAATGGCTAATCAGGCAAAGAAAAATGATTATAGCTTCTTTATGTTTAACAATATAATTTATTTTGTAGATGATGAATGTATAAGTTATAAGATAGGTCTTAGAGATTAAATTGTAAAATTTATAGTACATTTATTTATAATTATTTTTATAATAGTAATGGTCTTGACTATTCTAAATTGTTAGATGTATCTTAAAATAAGCCAAATATGTAAAGGTAGGTGATATTATGGCGACAGTATCATTTGATAAGCGAATAGTCATAAATAAAAAAGAAGAAATAGATAAATTTAATGATATTTACTTATTAGAAAATAAACCTCTTCCAATAGATAAAGATTTAGCATCAAACGAAGCAATGGCAAGATGTGAGCGATTATTAGAACAATACTTATCTCTTTAAAAAATCTCTTAGAGATGACTTCCTCAGATAGTTTAATTATAACAATAATTGATAAAAATCTTAATAAATAAACAATTATGAAGGATTCTTGATATAATAATATTAATATAGATAAGGCGAGTGGCCATAGTACACCTTTAAGGTGTGGAGATAGAATAAACCTTCTATTATTTTAGGATAATGGAAGGTTTATTCTATTGTAATATAAATATCAAGATGTATTAATAAATATTAAAGATAATCAATTTAGATTATTTTTTAAATTGAAGAGATTTCTACATGTAACTGAATTTAAAATTTGAAAACGTAAATGGATTTTTAGATTTTGATAAAATATAAAATTATATTCATAGGGATATAAAAATATTTTATAGGTTGTATATAATTAAAAGTAAAAGGATAGAATAGTAAATAAATTTAATTAATAAAAATGTTTTTGGTTAACTTATTTGTTATAATAATATTAATACTATAGCAAATGAGGTGCTTTATATGAATTCTCAGAATATTGAGTGTATAACTTTAAGTAAAATAGGTAACATAAGAGGTTTATTAAATGTATTAGATAAATATAAGGAATTATCAAGTAATGATACTTTATATTTAAACATAGACTGTAATGGCATGATATTTCCTGAATACCTATGTATACTGGTTTCTTGGATTAAATTTTTAGAATATAAAGGAATAAAAGTGGTAAAGAAAATATTGAACGAAAATGATTATGTTTCAAGAATTAATTTTTACAATGAAATTGGATATAATTATATAGAAAATTTTAATAGGCATAATGGAAGTGGAAAATTCATTGAAATAACAAGAATAGACAATACAAATACAAATTATATAGTTAATAATATAATGAATGTAATCAAATGTAATATTGAATTACATGATACTGTTTTTGATTGTCTTAATTATTGCTTATTTGAAGTTGTTGATAATATAAATGAGCATTCAGAATCTCCAATTGGCGGTTACATTGTAGTTCAAAATTACCCTCAGAAAAATATACTAAAAATTGCAATAGTAGATAGCGGGTTGGGTATATATAGTACGTTAAAAAATTCAGGTAAAGAAGAATATAAAAATATAAATGAGAGTGATGCTTTAAAGTGTTCAATAAAAGAAAAGAATTCAAGGTTTCAAAAGAGGGGATATGGTTTATATCATACTTCAAATTTTATGAAACACAATAAAGGAATAATGTCTATGCATTCAGGTAATAGTACATTAAGCATTAATAATGGAAGAATAAAAACTTATTCTTCTGGATTTTGGCAAGGATTAATTGTTTACTTTAATATAAATACAAATAAAAGTGTAGATATTAATGATATATTTGATGGAAAAGAAAACATTCCAATCTCTGTTAATGAATCAGATGATATTTTAAATGGATATTTATAAGGAGTGATAAAATTATGATTATAAAGTTTTTGGAATTTGGAAAGTCTTTAGGAACAAGACAATTAGGAAAAAAAATAAGAACTGACATAATAAATAGCATCAAAAAAGGGGAAAAAGTAATTTTCGATTTTAATGGTGTATCAATTATCTCAAATTCTTTTGCTGATGAATGTTTTGGTAAGATACTAGAGGAAATGGAGTTACAAACATTAGTTAATAATACTGAGTTTAAAGATACAAATGATAATATAAGAATTATTATAAAGTCTGTACTAAGAAAATATTAATATGTTTATTATTTTGTGAAAATGATTTTTCAAGATAGATTAAAAGAAATAATTAATATTATCTTATAAAGTAGTACATATATTTTTTAAAAGTTATAAAAAATAATCTCTTACTATTTTGAATATAAGGGGTTATTTTTATGTGTTAAAAATTATGGAGGTGATAATATGAGTAAATATAAATTTAAGCCAATACAAGCAACTACTGAACTATCAGGTAAAGATGCTGAATTATTTATAAAACAAGTATTCAGGAAGCCAAGTCAAAAGGAAATAGAAAGAAATGAAAGACTTTTGAAAATTATAACCTTGTGTAGGACTTTTTAAGGCTTTGCAAAAATGATTGCTTGTGTTTATACCTTTATTGCTTAGAATCGAACATAAAAGGTTGATTTTTATGATTGAAAGTATTGGAATTTCAACAAGTGTTCCTGAGAGGAACATTTTGTTTGGTGTTTAGCCACCATAAGAGCTTATTTTGATGTTTGAGTGGTCACCACTTTGAGTTTGATAGGATTGAGGAGCTATTACTTGAGAGTAGATGATTTACTGGAATGATTTATCATGTGAATTAAATTCCGTAGCTTCTAACTAGCCTTAAATTTAAAATTTAAAAATATTAAAAGTTTTTATATAATTAAAAAGTGGTTCTTTCTGTTTTATATCATAATTCAATAGTATTATATAGTAATTAAATTTGAACAACTTATAAATATAATTTCTGAAAGATTATGTATTAACAAATATATCTGAAATGTTCCATTTTAAATATACTTGAAGTATACTAATGTTAAAAGTTTTTAAAAAAGTATTGAGAACAGAGAAGTTTTATAGTATTATAAAAGTATAGTAAGAACAGAGAAGGAATATTTATGTTTTTCAATTTAATTAGGGAGGATTTTTTATGAGTAACAACTTAATGATATTTGAAGGGAAAGAAGTTGAAGTGTTTGAATTTAAAGGAAAGATTTTATTTAATCCTAAGCATGTAGCAAAATGTCTAGAACTAAGTGAAAGTGCAACAAGAAACCATTTGTCTAAAATGAATAGTAAACAAGCTATATTATTAAGAAATTCAGATGTCCTTATCTCGGACATCCGAAAATTAAATAATGCAGGAGAGAAATTTCTTACTGAAAGCGGAGTATATAAACTAATATTTAAATCAAGAAAAGAAGAAGCTGAGAGATTTCAAGATTGGGTAACTGATGAGGTGTTACCAACTATAAGAAAAACTGGTACATATAATATGAATTATGATAATATAAAGAACATATTAATACCAATTATGCTAAATGGTATGATTGCAGGTTTTGAACAATTATCAATCGAAAATGATAAGAAAATAGATAATAAAATTAATGAAGTGAAAAATTTAATTGGATTTAGGTCTAGAAATATAGCTATGTTATCAAAATTATTAAAGTTAAAATTATCTTATATTAAAGGATATAATGTTAATGCAAATGATTATGATTGTCAAACTACAGCTACTAAAATTTTTGCAAGATATGATGTAACTAAGTGGGAAGATATACCTGAATCTAAATTTAATGAGGTACATGCTCTGATTGACAGTTTGGAAGAAGTAGATGATATATATACTTGAAAGAATTAGAAAATCCCCAGTGTTAGGGATTTTAAAAATGGATAATTTTATGTTGTTTTATAGTTGTTTCAATGATGACATAAGTGTGACAAGTATAATTATGAGAAAAGAAGAATGTATTTTAATCATCCTCTTTCTTATTATTAAAGATATTAATTATATTAATAATTGCTTCCAATTCATTGTTATTTAATTTCTGAGATTCTGAATATAACTTTTTTATAAGAACATCTTTTTGTTTAGATTTATTATTTGTATATATATTGTTGAATATCTCTAATTCTAAATAATCACTTTCTTTAGAATCAAGGATTTTATCGTGTTCAATTTCTAATGCATCTGCAATTTGATATATAATTTTAATATTGGGGTTTCTTTTTCCATTTTCATAGTTATAGATAGCATTTTTTGAAAGACCAGATTTATTTGCTAATTGATCTTGAGTCCACCCTTTTAAAAGTCTATAGTTTTTTATATTTTTTCCTATATTATTGTTGTTCATTAATATCACTCCTTATATCAATTATACAACAAAATCATACGTTTATAAAAAAAAATACTACAAAAAAATAAAAAATAACTTGAAATTGATAAAAAATGGTATTATAATATAATCACACAATAATACAACGAACGTATGATATTGTGTGATTTAAATAAAAAAGGCTCTAAAGACTTTGCCAAGCAGTAGAACCTTTAATTAGATTGATATAATAATCAATAACACTAATTTTATTATATCAGTCTCTTAATAAAAATTCAAATAAAAGGGAGATGTGTGTATGAGTAATGAAAAAAGAAATGAAGTATTTACAAATGAACAATTGGGTACAAGTGTTAGAACCATAAGTTATGAAGACGGAAGTATAGGTATTAATGCTGAAGACACAGCTATAGGATTTGGATGGTGCAAGGTAGAGAGAAAAGGTGAAAAAGAATATAAATCAGTAAGATGGAAAAGAATGAATGATTTTTCTAAGGAGTTTGGTTTCGACCACTTGTGGGCGAAAGATGATTACATACCAGAATCATTGTTTTACATGTTAGGAATGAAAGCTAAAAATGAAGCAGCATTAAAATTTCAAAAATGGTTAGCTACAGATGTAATACCAACTATCCGTAAACATGGAGCATATCTAACTGACACAAAGATAGAAGAAATACTATCTAATCCAGACACAATCATAAGACTTGCCACAGACCTAAAAGAAGAGAGAGAAAAGAGAAAATCTTTAGAGATAACAAATAATAAGCAACAGCAAATCATAGGTGAACTTAAACCAAAGGCAGATTATACAGACTTAATACTTAGAAATAAAGGATTAGTAACTATAACTCAAATAGCTAAAGATTATGGAATGAGTGGTAAAGCTATGAATAAGAAACTACATGAGTTAGGAATCCAATTCAAGCAGAGCGGACAATGGCTGTTATATAGCGATTATCAAGCTAAAGGATATACTCATTCTGAAACAATAGATATTGTAAAGGCTGATGGGACTCCTGACATTAAGATGAATACTAAATGGACTCAAAAAGGAAGATTGATGATATATAAGAAATTAAAGTCTATAGGAATATTACCTACTATAGAACTTGAAGAAGTTTGTTAGATGAATGGAACTGAAAAGGTTGATTGATTTGTTAGATGATATATCTGAAGTAGTAATTCACGACGTTAGCCAAATGAAAATTATTAAGCAGATTGACTTTCCTCAAATTGATTAACTAAAAAAATAATTAGAAAAATCTAGATAATATATTAACTTTTTGGAACACAAATAATATGATTATATTGTGGAATACAAAAAGTGAGGTGAAACAATGAGTTCTAAGATGGGAAGACCTAAAGTGAATAATCCTAAAAATATTGATGTTAAAGTAAGATTTGATGAAAGTACTCATAAGAAATTATTAGATTATTGTGAGAAAGAAAATATTACTAGAACAGAAGCAATAAGAAAAGGAGTAGATTTACTTTTGGAAAACAAATAAAAAGTAGCCCACGCACCGACCAAAGCAAATGGGCTACTCACACAAGAAGTTATTCTCTATGAAATATTCTATTATAGAGTGATACTTCTTACAATCAATTTAGGGAGGATTTTATATGATGAATAATTTAGAATTAGTTAAATCAGAAAATTTTGGAAGAGTACAGTGTAATTTTTATGAAAATGATACTAAAGACATATTAATGACTAGAGAGCAAATAGGAATGGCTTTAGAATATTCAGAACCAAGAATAGCAATAAGCAAAATACATGAACGTAGTCAACTGCCACTACCCTAAAGGGTAGTAGCTTGTAAAAGCTAGTTGAATAGCCTAAGTTTACACTACGTTATGTAAGAATATATAGGTACTTCAGGATACTTCTCTAGTCCTGAACTCTACGGTATACCATTAAACATCACTGATGGCAGGTGAAGTGTGGTATATTTAAAACCTTTCATAACATTGGCGAAGAGAGCTTACCACCGTAAGGTGAGGTTAAATTATCTGAAAGGATTATACTATGGTATATGTAATTAATTTTGAAGGAAAACCATTAATGCCTACTACTAATGCAAAGGCTAGAAAATTATTAAAACAAAAGAAAGCTACTGTTAAAAGAGTTAATCCATTTATTATACAATTATTATATAAGACAGATACTGAATATATTCAAACTATAACATTGGGGATAGATAGTGGATATTTAAATATAGGATTTTCAGCTATAACAGATAGTAAAGAATTAATAGTTGGAGAAGTAAAATTGCTTCAAGGTATAAAAGATAGATTATTAGAAAAAAGTCAGTATAGAAGAATTAGGAGACAAAGATTAAGATATAGAAAACCTAGATGGAACAATAGAAAAATAAGACAAGGATGGTTAGCACCAAGTTTACAACATAAATTGGATACTCATGTTAAATTTATAGATTATCTTAATACTATATTGCCTATCAGAAATATAGTATTAGAGGTTGCTAATTTTGATATACAAAAAATTAAAAATCCTGACATATCTGGAGTAGAATATCAACAGGGAGAACAAATGGGCTTTTGGAATGTAAGGGAATATGTGCTTCACAGAGATGGACATAAATGTCAAAATCCTAATTGTAAGAATAAGAGTAAAGAACAGATATTAGAAATTCATCATATTAAGTACAAGAGTGAAGGTGGTTCTGATGCTCCTAGTAATTTAATAACTTTGTGTAATAAGTGTCATACATCTCCTAATCATAAAAAGGGTAAATTTTTGTATGATTGGTGTGAAAATGGTAAAAAGGTCAGAGGTTTTAGAGATGCTACATTTATGTCAATGATAAGATGGTACTTATTGGAACAGTTGAAAGAAAAATATACTAACATTAAAGCAACTTATGGTTATTTGACTAAAAATCATAGAATTGAACATGGTATAGAAAAAAGTCATTTTAATGATGCTTTTGCTATAGCTAAAGGTGTTAATCAAGTTAGAAATTTAGAAATATTTAAAGTTGAACAGTCAAGATTAAATAATAGAAGTATTGAAAAATTCTATGATGCTAAATATATAGATAATAGAACTGGTGAGAAGGTTTCCGCAAGTGAACTTAATTGTGGAAGAAGAACTAGAAATAAAAATTTAAATTCTGAAAATCTTAGGGTGTTTAGAGGTCAAAAAATATCTAAAGGTCAAAGAAGAATAAGGAAGAAAAAATCATTATATCAGCCTAATGACTTAATTAAATATGAGAGTAAAGTTTATACAGTTAAAGGCAGTCAAAATGAGGGTAAATACATAGCTTTAAAAGAAATCAAAAAAGTACCAAATGTAAAACTAATTAAGCCATATATCTTTAAGAAGGGGTTAAATTGGAGTCATGGATTATGTTAGTAGAAATCATTCTAAGTATTTGTTATTAGTACATCTGATATTTGTATGTAAATACAGAAAAAATTTGCTAATTAAATTTGGCGAATTAATAATAATCAATTATACCTTAACAAATATTTTTGGAAGGAAAAGACTTTTTGGTCAGATGGATATTTTGCTTGTAGTATAGGGAATATTTCTAAAGAAACTATTGAAAGATATATACATAATCAGGGATAAGCTTACATCCACTAACCTAAAGGTATAGTGGTTTTACGCCTTATCTTATAAATGATGGAGTGTTAAGACCTGATTTTATACTACCAAAATTAAATATATGGATAGAGTATAATGGCGAATTTCATGACGGAAGTTTAACTAATTCATACCAAACTGAGGAGCAATACGAAAAACAACAAGAACATGATAGAAAAAAAAGAGAATATGCTAAAAATAATGGATATAAGTTGTTGGAAATATGGTATTGGGATTTTGATAATATAGAAGAAATATTAGATAGAGAAATAGGAAAATAAATGTAAAATTAAACCTCCATAAAAATTGACTTAATTGCTATAATGTGGTATCATATAAATATAATTATTAAATACGTTTCACAATGTACGGCTGAAACATTGTCATGTTACAAAGATGCTTCACAATGTGCAATAAAAAACATTGTTTGATACAAATACATTTAGCAATGTATGACAAAAAACATTGCAGATAAAGTCCTTTAATTAGGGCTTTTTCTTATGGAGGGGAAATGGAAGAAAAGGGGATTTATTTTGCTAAGAATGAGTTTTATAGATTAATTAAAGCTATTGGAGGAGTTTGGAATGACTCAAAAGAAAGACCAATAGTTTGTCTAATCAAATCAAAGGAACATGATAGTCTGTATTGGGCTATACCTATGGGTAATTGGTTACATAGAGATGAAAAAGCAAAGAAAAGGATAGAAAAATATCTTAATAAAGAAGATTCAAATATAGAATCTTGTTATTATCATCTAGGTAAAACAACAACAAAATCAATATTCTTTATTAGTGATGTAATTCCAATTGTTGATGATTTTATTGAAAGAGAATATAAAGGCTATAACTCTGAACTGTATATAATAAAAAATAAAAAACTAATTGCAGAGTTAGAAAGAAAGTTAAAAAGAATACTCGCTTATGAAAAAGCAAATAAAAATTACTTTAGACAACATATAACTGATATTAAAAATTTCTTAATTAATGCAATGAATAATGAAGAAGAAAAAATTGCTTTTACAAGTTTAGCAGATAATGAATAGAAAAATTATGAAGTCTACTTTAAGTAGACTTTCTTTTTGTAGTATAAATTTTCCTTTAGACTTGATATAATTAATGTATCAGAATAGGGGGAATATTATGTTAATAAGTGAATATATTAAAGATAATAGATGTGGAAAAAAAAGTAAATTATATTTCAAAAAACTTGAAGAAATAAAACAAGAATTTATTAATAGAGATTTAGAATATTTGTTGTTAACAACTTGGGACGAAGAAATCTCATGTATGATGAAAACTGGAAGAGATTTGGATAAGTTAAAATATAGGGATGGATTTAAGGAAATAAACAATTTATTTGATAGTATATCAGAAGAAATAAGAGATGAATATAAAGAAAAAGATACATATACAATGTTTTTTAGCAGTTGCTCTAAAGAAAAATATTACATAGCTTGTGAGTTAGCCAATAGTGCTTATAAACATATAATACTTCCTAATATATTTGAAGATGATAAAAGTGTAAATCATAAAGTTGTGTTTAAAAAAGAACAAAAAAAAGAAATAGCATTAATGTTGAAACTTATTTCTAGCTATATGCAGCATGGATTTTCAGGTTATAAAATTTATGATACAGATATAAGATTTATAGAAAGTCTATGTTTGTTTGAGGGTAAAAAGGTTTGTTATCCAAAACCAAATAATTTAACACATTTTTTAGGAGATATTTCTAGGTCTGATAATGACCCAATAGAAATACTTCATGCTAGAAATGTAATAAATAAAATAATGGAAAAAGGGTATTTTGATAATGAATTTGAGCTAGTGTATTTTTTAAGAGGAAAAATAATGACTCCAATGCAAAATAAGTATGAGAAAATTGATACATCATCATTAGAAAAAATAAATTATTTAGAAGAAAAAGCACTTATCCAAAAGAAAATAATTTTAAATGATGAAATGGCTTATAAATGGAAAAGTGAAATTAATATGTTTAAAGTAATTTGTAAAAAATTTAAAGATGCAACACATCAATATAGACCTGAGTGGTTAAATGGTCAAACTTTAGATGTATTTGTTCCTTCTATTAATTTGGCTTTTGAATATCAAGGGCAACAACATTCAAAAAGTATAGATTTTTTTGGAGGGAATGAAGCTCTTGAAAAAAATAAATTAAGAGATAAAAAAAAGAAAAAGCTATGTGATGAAAATAATGTTAAAATAATTTATTGGAATTATGATGAACCAATAACTACAGTAGTGTTAAAGAAAAAATTAAAAGAAAATAATGTCGAATAGCAATAGTTTTCCTGTTTGTATATTATTGGTATAATTAAAATATCAGAATATAAGGGGGATGTTATGTTTAAGAAGATATTGTTGATTTTAATGATTGGTATATTAGGATTTGGAGTTGTAGGATGTAGTGATAGTAATAAAAAAGAAAAGTTAAATATTACACCAAAGGAAAATGCAGAAGAAGTAGTTTGTACAGAATATATAACCAGGCTAGGAAAAGTTGTTCAAGATACTATTTATAATTATGAGGAAGATAATAAATATGATAAGTACGAAAAAGAATATGAAAAAGAACATTCATCAAAAGATGACTATAATTCAAATGAGTACATTTATGGAGACAATAAAGAGAGATATAAAGATTTGATAGAAGGAATTACTAAGTTCAAACCTGATGATGAAAATATAGATAAATTACATGACAAGATAATTGAAGTATCAAGTGATATTTATAACAAGTATACTGACATTATCAATATTGGGTTGAAAGAGAATGAAATAAATAAAAAAGAAAAACTTTCAAAAGAAGAAGAACAACAACTTGATGATTTAGAAAAACAACAAGATTCTTTAGTAGATGAAATTGAACAACAAGAAAATCATTTAAAGAATATTTCTACTGAAATTACTTACAAGTTGACAGAAAAATATGGAGAAAATACATTGAATAATTTAAACTAATATAATTTAGGCAATTCTAATGAATTGTCTTTTTTTGTATATAAAAGGAGCTGAGTGAATGGCTGAAGAGTTTAAAATTAAGACTAGCATTGAACTTGATGATAAAGATGCTAGAGAAAAAATAGAGAAATTAAAAAATAGTGGTCAAGATAAGCCTATTAAATTAAATTTGAAAATAGGTGAATTAGATAAGTTATCACAACAAGCAGAGCAATTAAAAGGGATATTCAATAAAGCTTTTAAGATTGATAATACTGCTTTGAGAAACTTAAAGCAAATTGAATCTACTATGAAAGAAATAAATAAACTAAGTAGAAGAAGTCAAGATAGCTTACTTGGTGGTGGCTCTGGAAACACAGGAAATATAAATAATGAACAACAAGATTTAATAAGACAATATAAAGAAATTTCAAATGTTGTGTCTAGACTTCAAAATCAGATGAGGACAGGTCTAGGTGATAGTTCAATTGAGAGAACAACAGAACAAATTGAAAGATTAAAAAGACAATTAGATTCAGTGTATGCACAAATGAATTCATCGTCTCAAGCTAGAATGGATATGTTTGATGCTTCAAGAGCAACAAGAGATTTAGCTGATATGAATAGAAATCTTTCAAGAATAGAAGATATGGCAACACAGGCATCTGCTAGACTTAATGGATTGGGAGACAATATAGATACTGATAGAGTAAATAGACTTAGGAATGAGTTGCAAGAATTAAAACAGATAGCTAGTAGAAATATTGAATTAAATCTTGATGTAGGTAATATAGTTAATAGAATACAAGAGATAAATCAAGAAGTTAGAAATTTAGAAAGAGTTGATAGTTTAAGGTCTAATTTCAGCAGAATAGAAGATTCTATTAGACAAGCATTTGGAAATGAAAGAGTTGAAGCGTTTAGACGTTCTTTAGAACAACTTCAAGGTTCGGCTGGTAATCTAAATGGTGATTTTAACAATATATTTGATAGATTAACAAGAGAAATGAGAGATGCTAGACAAGAAGCTGAAAGATTGAATAATACAGTTTCAAAAGGTGGAGGATTTTTTAATGATTTCTATTCATCCATAGCATCTTATTCTATTGGAGATATGTTGGGCGATGCTTTAACTGATGGAATTAGGTCTATGAAAGATGTAATATTAGACCTTGATAGTTCTATGACCAACCTAAAAAAAGTTGCAGAACCAACTGATATTGATAGTACATCTGAGTTAGATAGAATAAGAGAAAAAGCAATACAAACAGCTAAAGATGTTGGGATGTCAGCTAGTGATGTTCAGGAGTCTATAGCATCAAGTTTGCAAGCTGGTTTAGGTTCGATGGAGGATTCAATAGCAGCAGCAAGGCAATCAATGATTTTAGCGAATGTTGGAGATATGGGTGTTGAAGATGCTTCATCTGCTGTAAATACGATAATCAATGGATTTAGAATAGAGCCACTTAAAGAAATGCAAGTACAAGTTGGGAATACCACAAAGAAAACAACAGAATTAACTGCTGCAATGGATATGCTAAATTGTTTGGCGTGTTAGATAGAAATATCTAATATTATAAGAGGGTAAAATCGGTGAAGGCTGAGATGCTAATACCGAGTTAACTGGTAGAATTAAAGAGCTATTAGTAATGTAACGCATAGAGATTGAACCTAGAAATAGAATATAATATCTCCAAGAGTATCCTCCATCTTAACAGATAAAGCTGAAGATGAAAATGTATGCTGAACTTACATTAATAAGAAATGTAAGAACTATGAGATAAAAAACTTATAGGATAACAAATTGAAACTATGCAGGGAATAATTATGCAATTGGAACAGCAGGCGTTGCTGAAGCGATTAATTTTAGTCGCCTTATATAGTAATATATAATGATAAACTCCTTTAAGTGCTGGAAACTCCTGTTAGGCTTTTAGTACCAAGTGTAACAATCTAAAAGATAGGGACAATCAGCAACCAAGACTCAAGAGAGTAAGGTTCAACGACTAGGTTATAAACCGTACATATCAAGCTATTGGATATGGAAATGGGGAGCATCCTTATAGGATGAAGATATAGTCTCGTCTGTATGGAAACATATAGCAGTTCATAAGAGAACGGGTTAAGTGTAGCGAGCTTAATTGAAGATAAACGGAAACGTGGAGGTAGTGTGCTTCATGAGTATGGTGTCAGTTTAGGAGACACAGTGGGTATGATAACAGCAACAAATGAGGCTATACAAAATCCAGAAAAAGTAGGTAATGGGCTAAGTGATATTGGCGTGTTAATTAGAAATAATTAATATTATAAGTGAGCAAAATCGGTGAAGGCTGAGATGTTAACACCGAGGTAAATTAAAGAATTAAAAGACTTTAATCACTGTAACGCATAGGAAATGAACCTATGCTATTTTTATGTTCAAAATAGTATAGAATATAATTTTCCCACGAGTGTTCACCATCTTAACAAGTAATGTTGAAGATGAAAATATATGCTGAACTTATACAAACATGAAGTATAAGAACATAGGGATAAAAAGCCTTATGGATAACACAATTGAAAATCAGTTGCAATAAATTTAGCAGGTATGAAAGTTTCAGCTGATGATGGTACACTTTCTTTAAATAAAACTGCAAAAGGTTTAAAGGAGATAGCTGGAATAACAATTTATAAAAATAAAGATACTGGTGAATTGAAAAATATGGTTCAGCTCTTAGATGAGTTGAAAGGCAAATGGGGAGAACTCAGAGAAGATGAACAAAAAGGATTGGCTGAAGCAATAGCAGGTAAGCAACAAGCAGCTATATTCCAATCTTTGATGGGAAATTACGATACCTTTAAAGAAATAAGGGAGGAATTCAGTCAGGGGCTTCAGTTTGGTAGTGCTGAAACTGAGAACAAACAATACTTAGATAGCCTTGCAGGACGTTTGAATGAGTTAAAAACAATATGGGCGGATATATTCCAAACTTTATTCAACTCAGATATGACGTATGGATTTTTAGATGGTTTAATATCTGTGTCTAATGGAATAAATACAGTTATTAAATCACTAGATAGAATGAAGATGACACTTCCAGCTATGATTACATCATTTACTATGCTAAAAAGTTTATTTAAAGGAATAAGTCTAACAAGTATTACTACAGGTAACCAAGGTGATTCTGGTGGATCCAGAAATCAACATCCATTAATAAGATTCATGGGTAAAATAAAGCAAGAAACTAATAATGCCACTGGTGCTATGAATAAATTTAAAGCAGCGGGTAGAGAAGTGGCAAATGTAGGTAGACAAATAGGGAATAGTTTTAAGGGCTTTGCAAAGAATGTAGGAGCTTCTCTTATTAGTGGATTTGCAATAGGAGCTATTATATCTGCAATTTCTATGGTGATAAGAAAATTAGATGAATATAATAGAAGGTATGAAATAGCATCTAATAAACATAGAGAAAATATAGCAACATTAGAATCAGAACTTTCAACTTATAAGAACCAGAAATCTACACTTTCAGAATTAGCAGAAGAGTATGATAATCTAGCAAATAAAAGTGGTAAAAGCATTGATGAGTGGAATCGCTTTTCTGAACTTAAACAGCAAATAGCAGATAATATGCCAGAACTAGTTATTGGGTATGACGAAAATGGTGACCCAATATTAAAAATGAATGGTAGTTGTAAAGATTTAATTAACTCTTTAGATAAAGCTATTGAAAAAAAACAGGAATTAATTTCTGACGAAAATATTGCACTAGGAAAATCTTCATTAGATGAATTAAATAAAGTTGTTTTAAATCCCTTTGACCCAAATTGGAACAAAGAGTTCCATTTATCTGATGATACGGCTTTAGAAAATGCAAGCTTAAGTATTAATGATGCAGAATCAAAGATAATTTATTCCTTAAAAAAATTAGAAACATCTACAGGTGAAAAATTTAAAGAAAATATAAAGACATATAAAGAAAAATCACAAGAATATAAAGATACCATAATTACAGAGAATAATAAAGTTCAAGAAGCATCAATGGAAATAGATAAGAAATTAGAATCTGTAAGACAAGGAGTTATAGGTTCTTTAAATAAAGATAAACAATTTAAAGCACTAAATGAATCTCTAAAACAGTCTGCTTATGAAATAACCTCTTCAATAGATTTTTCTGGATTAAGTGATGTTGATGTTGAAAAATATACTGCTGGTATGAAGAAAGCTTTATCAGATAATGAAATAGATTCTTGTTTAACAAAATATCAAGAGTTAAGAATGGAATTAGAAAAAACAGGTCAATATGAAAAATATGAAAACTCTATAGAAGGTATAATTCCTGAATTAGCTAAATTATGGAATGTGAATGAAAACACAGCAAGAAGTATGACAAAAGTACCTCCTTCTGTAAAATCTGCAACTGATGCTATGGATGCATATCTACAAACTTTTGGTAAAAGAAGTCAAATGCAACAATTTGATTCTGAAACAAGAGATTTGATTGCTAAATATGAAGCTTTTCAAGATTTATCAGATTCTTTTTCAAATGAGAACAACTTTATTAAAGTTGATGGAAAAATAGAATATGATCCTGAAGTTGTAACCAATATCTTAAATAAGGATAATATTCCAAAAGAAATAAAAGAAATGATTGAAGGATTAAGTAAAGATGGTTTAAGTGAAAAAGATACAGATATGATATTAAAAATGTCTTTTGCTTTCCAACTTGGAGATACTCAAGAAGGAAAACAAATGTTAGATGAAGTTGAAAATGAAATAAATGCTGAGCTAAAAAAACAGGGTATTGATAAAAAAGTAGACCTAGGAAATATAAAAATAAAAGCTGATTATGATGTTAATGCAGATGATGCAAAAGAAAAAATAAAAGCTAAAATAGAAAGTTTTAAAAATATTAATGCTAGAGAGAAAGTAAAAGTAAAGTTAGAGGCAGAACTTGATAATGTAGAACAAGTCAAGGTGTTCTCTGATATAATAGCTAATCTACCAGCCAATGAAGATATTACTAACAAATTTATAATAAACAATGTAAAAGAATTAAAGAATCTAAAGGATTATCAATCTGTTGTACAGTGGCTTAGAGATAATTCAATGAAAGCAATGGATTATGATATTAATATAAATGGATTAGATAATTTTGATAAATTAAAAGAAGAATACAATAATTTAGGTGAAAAAGAAAAAAAAATATTTGCTGAAGTTATAATCAAAAATCCAGATAAAGCAAAAGCATTTCAAGATATATATAATAATGCTCCTGATGGTAAAAAGAAGGCTGTTATTAATTTTGCGATTGAGCATACAGATGAATTAGAAATGGCAGCATCATTATATAATTCCACACAAGAAGAACAAAAAAATCAAGTTCTAAATATTATAGTAAATAATGCTGATAAATTAAATATCCTTCAAGATTTATATAGTGAGTATCCTGACCATAAAGATGTAATAACTAATTTTTTAATAAAAAATCCAGAGGCACTTAAGCAGTTTGATGATTGGAAATCTTTAGTTGATAGTTTACCTATAGAGATAAAAAAACAACTCGGAATAGAAGTTGAAGGAGGAGAAAATGCAGAGAAAACTGTTAATACAGTTCAAAATGCAGATGGAACTAAAGCTGACCTTTTAGTAAATGCAGAAGTAAATGGAGAGTCACAAGTAGTTGAATGCATAGAAACATTAGATAAGAATGGAAATAAAACATACACTCCTAATTTAAATCCTCAAGTTAATAATAGTGAAAAAGTTGTTCAATGTATGAGAATATTAGATGAATATGGAAATGAATCTTATATTCCAATTGTAAGTCCTCAAGTTACCAATGAAGAAGGACTTAACAGTACTAAACAAAAAATGGATGAGTTAGATAATAAAACAGTAACTTCAACTGTACAAATAAAGACAGAAGGAGAAACTGAAGTTGAACAAGCAACCAATTTTATAGAAAATACAAATCCAACTAAGGTTATTGAGTTATCCATAAACAACTCTGGTAAAGATGAAATTGACAATACAAAACAAAAGTTAGATGAACTTAATAATGAAAAAGCCACTCCTACTATTGAAGCTACAGGTGCAGAACAAGCATCCAAACAATTAAATCAATTATCACAAAAAGCACAAGAAATTGGGCAAGGTAATTATCATATAAATGTTAGTACTTCAACTGAACAAGGGGCTAAGAATATTTCAGGACTTATAGCTAGAGTAAAACAATTCTTAGCTTTGAAAGTATCTACACTTGTATTTAGAACTGAAACTGCACAAGCAGCAAAAAATGTATCAGGTTTGTTAGCCAAAGTACAAAGTTATGTTAGCCGATATGGTGGAAAAACTATAAAGACTACATTTAGTGCATTAACTGCAACTGCTGCAAAGAACATATCAGGGCTTATTAGGAAAATAGAGTCATTTAAATCAAATTATGCAGGAAAAACATTCACTACTACATTTGTAACTAATAAAGTGACTAATAGTTCTGGTGGTGGAGGAGGAGGAAATAGTTCAGATAAGACCAATAAAACTGAACGTACCTCTGTTACTAATGTAACTCCAATTCCAGCTAATCTATTAGCTCAACCTAGAACATCAGAACCAGCACCAATAAGTGACGAAACTCCTGTAACACCAAAACCATCCTTATTCTCAAGAGCAGTATCAAGAGCCACATCCGCTTTCAAAGTAATCAAACCTAAAGTTACAATAAACAATGACACAATAGACTCATCTGTAAAATATAGTATAGAATTATTTAAAGAGTTAGAAAATGCTATATCAGCAGTAACAAATGAAATAGCTCTATTAGACAAAAAAATGGAACATGCTACAGGTGATGAGAAGATTAAATACTTACAGGAGCAAAATAAATTATTTGCTCAACAAAAAGATTTAATAAAACAACAACAAGATGGATATAAAGCTGAAAGTAACAGACTTAAAAATAGATTAAAAGAAAAGAAAATGGGCTTTAAGTTTGATGATACTGGAAATCTAACTAACTATGAAGAAAAGTTAATATCAATAGAAAAAGAATTAGACAAATTAAATTCAAAGTCTGGTGACAAAGAAAATAAAAAAGATGAATCCAGAAAAAAAGAGTTGGAAGAAACTAAGAAAGTCCTTGAAGAATATATTAAAGTTACATTTACAGAACTGCCTAAATGTGAGCAAGAATGGGAAGAATACAATAATAAAATTAAAGAACACAATGAGGAGTTAAGGAAAGCACAAGAAGAAATGTGGAAACTTAATAAGAATTCCACATGGACTTCTATGTACAAAGATGTAGAGCAAGTAAATAATGAAATAGCAATGATAGATGTATTACTTAAAAATGCTACAGGTGATGAGCAGATAGAGTTGTTAGAAAAGAAAAAAGAGTTAATGGCCAAGAAGGCTAAAGAACTATCTGAAACAACAGCATATCTTCAAGAAACACAAAAAGAGCTACAACAAAAGCTACAAGGCTATGGATTTACATTTAGAGATAATGGCGATATAACTAACTTCATTCAACATAAAAATCAACTTAAAAAGAACATGACTGATGAAGAATTTAAGAGAATGGAAGAGGCAGCAGAGGGATATTTGGATTTATTGATAAATAAAATACCTGATGCCAATAAGGAAATTGCTGAATCTAAGGAAGAAATTGAAGCATTAAATAAAGAAATTCAAGATGCTTATAAAGACCAGCTTAAAGAAGCTCAAAGCCTACAAGAAAAAATTAGAGACATGTATAAAAAAGAGCTTGAAGAGAGACTTAAAGAAATAGATAAAGAAACTAAAGCTAAAATTGATTCTCTTAAAAAGCAACAAGATGCTTACAATGATTCAAGAAAAGAAGCCAAATATAAAGATGATTATGAAGAACAACAAGATGTAATAAGTGATTTAGAAAAACAAATAGCAATAGCTGAAAGAGATAGTTCTTTAAGTGGTCAGAAGAAACTTAAAGATTTACAAAAACAATTAAAAGAAGAACAGAAGAAATTACAGGATTTAGTACAAGACCATGTAGACGACCAAGTTAACGATATGTATGACAAGGAATCTGACAGACTACAAGAAGAAGCAGATAAGTTAAAAGAAGAGTTAGAGAAAAAATACTCAGATGAAAATTTAGTTGATTTAATTAATGAAGCAATTTCAAGTGGTAAATTTGTAGGTCTTGATGGAGAAGTTAAGAAACTTCAAGATGCTATTATTGAATATATTAATAAATATGAAGATGGCATGTTAGCAATGGGTTCCGTCACTAAACAAGAATGGCTTGATAAGTTAAAAGAAGGTAAAGAGACATTAGAAGATATTAATGACATATTAGATGAATTAGATTTAAGTAAATTTGCTATGCCTAATTACACACCACCTTCAAATTCTCGTTCAAGAAGTGCATCTCCAATATCAGCAGTTAATTATAATTCACCATTTGTTGTTGTACAAGGGAATGTAACTAAAGATGTAATGCCTGAATTTGAAAAGAAGATGAGGAAAATGATTGAAGAAAATAACAAAAAAATTATTTCTAATACTAGGTCTTAATATATGTAATTGGTCTTTATTTATTATTCACTCATTTACTTACGTTTATAATTTATAGTCAGATTTTTTTTGAAAATATATATTTATCTAATAAAAAATATTGTTTATAAAAAACGTATTTATGATATAATAGTAATATAAATGATATAAATTTATATCATAAAGACATAAAAAAAAGAGACTACAAACTATTTGCTGTAGGGTGTAGTTCTTAAAGTTAACAATAAAAAGAATAGATTTATGTATTACTTTCAGAATCACTAGACCCGCCAGTCTGGTGATTCTTTAGTTTCCTAATAGATGCTTTCAAGTTTAAGATTGCATCTATTAGCTTTGTCAAATGAATGATTATTCTTGTAATCATAATTATCATTATTAAAAACAAAACTAAGTACTCCATAGTCTTCCCCCCCCTTTCTTACTGGGGATTTTAACTAAAGAGCCATCACCCTAATAGTCTAAACTGTAGTCTCTAAAAATATTATACCATATTTTTCCATAATGTTAAATTTAATATTATATTGACGACAGGAGTAGAATAAAGATATAATACAGATAACAGAAAATTTAAAAATTTTACACAAGAATTACTACTTATCTATTGCCACCTTAAACAAGTGGCTCTTTTTATACTAAAATAAATTATTATAGTTAAATTTATTGATGTATTTATATATTAATTAATTGATAAATATTAATGGTTATGTTATAATTTATATATACTATTAGGAGGTGTTATTATGTTGAACAATAGAGATTTACTGATGGCTAATATGTTGAATACTATAGTTCCTATTTCTCGATTCAACAAAGGGGAAGCAAATAAAATATTTGATGAAGTAAAAAAATCTGGAAGTAAAATTGTTGTGAAAAATAATATTCCAACATGTGTTTTGATTACACCTGAAAAGTACGAAGAAATGATAAATGCCATAGAAGACTACAAACTTCTTCTTGAAACAGAAAAAAGAATGAAAAATATAAATGAAGAAGAATTAATATCTCAAAGTGAGCTTATGAAAGATTTGGATATTAGTGAAAAAGACCTTGAAAATATTGAGGTGGATTTTGAATAATGAAATGGAATATTTTTTATACAAAAGATTCACATAAAGATTTAAAAAAATTAGATAATTCTCAAAAAAAACAAGTTTTAAAGGCAATTGAAAAAGTTTCTTATAACCCTCTACCGAGTCCTGATGGATATGGTAAACCATTAGGTAATAAAGGGAATAATAATCTCACAAATTGTTTTAAGATAAAGTTAAGAGGTATTGGAATAAGAGTAGTTTATAATTTAGTAATGGAAAACAATATTATGAGAATAATAGTAATATCAGTCAGAGAAGATAGTTTAGTTTATGACATTGCAAGTGAAAGAGTAAAAGAAATGGCAACTACAACTGAATAAAAATATTTATAACTCATCATTAGATGAGTTATTTTTATGTAAAGAAGGTGATAAAATATGCATTTTAATGTGAATCTTAAACAGATAAAATCTGATTACACATTAACCATTCACAAGATGAACAAATCATTTTTAGGTCAAATCCCAATCAACTTTTTAAATTCTATAAAGCGTGAGCTTGGTGGAGTAGATGAAATACAACTGACCATTCCAAAATATATTACAGATAGATTTTTATTTAATAAAATAATAAATCCCATTTTTGAAGAAGTAAAAGAAGAACGTCTTATTTGTCTTAATAATAAAGAATATTTTGTAGTTAAGAATGTTGTGACTACAGACGATAAATTAAAAGTAGTAACAGCTAAATCTAAAGAAGTTAAACTAGGAAAAATTGATGTGAATATTGAGGACTATGGATTACAGATGTTTACCAAAGATGAAGAAGCATCTATTATATCTCTTAATGATTATTTAAAACAAGAGACAGGCTGGAAACTTGGTTATGTGGATGATTCAATTGCTTATGAAACTGATAGTGAAGGTAATAAGAGAGAAAAAGTAAGATGGCAAGAGAGTATTAATTCTAATTGGTTAGATTATTTCAATAATGAACTAAAAGAACAATTTGAGTGTATAGCTGATTTTGACACTTATAATAATTTAGTTAATTTGTATCATATAGACAGTTTTGGAGATAACATTCAGTTATATTTATCTCATGATAACTACATAAAATCACTTGAAAGAACTACAAATAGTGATGATATAGTAACTAGACTGAAGCTTGAAGGTAGTGAAGATATGGATATAATAGGAGCTACAGTTACAGGATATGATTACATTGAGAATTATTCTTATTTCTTAGACAATAAAGAAATGAGTGAAGAACTTAGTAGAGCTATAAAGAAATACCAGGAAATGAATGAAATAAGAGAACCAATTTGGAGAGAACTAATAGATACAAAACTTAAGAAACAGAGAGAACGTGATAGTAAAAGTAATGAATGGTTACATGTAATAGAGACTATAAAGGCTAAAAAGGATATAAAGAAAACTTATGATAATCCAGAACATAAAGATGAAGTAAATTCAGCTAAGTTAGCAGTAGAAATAAGTGAACTAGAAGATAAAAAGGTCATATTAGATGTTCAAATAAAACATTTAGAAGAAGAGATAGCAAAGTTAGATGAAAGTATAAAAGATATAAATATTCTTTGTAAGAGAGAAACCTCGACTGATGAGGATGGATATTTAATATTTAATGAGGCTCTATTGGATGAGTTAAATGAGTTTCTCTATTATGACACTTATACAAATGATGCTTTTTTAAAAGTTGAAGATTTAATAGCAGAAGGTAAGAGACAATTAAGTTTAAAATGTATTCCAACCAAAGAGTGGACTCTGGATGTTATAAACTTCTTAGATAGAATAATAGATATTAATTTTAGACAACATTGGAAGGGTGATTTAAGTCTGGGAGATATTATAGTGTTACATAGCAAAGAATCTAAAGAAGAAGAATTAGTCTATTTTACATCTTTTACTCAAAATTTTAAAAATGGGAAATTGGATACTTTAGAATTAACTTTAAGTAATAAAAAAGTAAAAGAAGATGACAAAAGGACTATAGCTGACTATTTGACTAAAGCTGAACACGCAACGAGAACATTAAACTCTAAGAGACATTTATTTATTCAGCAACAGAAGAAAAGAATTAATCTACCAGATGAATATATTCCTAAGAAAAATATACAAAAGGAGCTGATGTAAATTGATATTAGATAATTCACCAGCAGATTCATGGATTAGAATTACTGGAGTAATTGTTACCTACAACAATACACTTTATCAAGTAGTAGATACAGAGACAAATAAAAAATATATATACTGGGATGCTGATAATCCAGGAACATTAAAAGTTTCTAATGTAAGATTACCAGAGGGAAACACACAATTTTTAGTAGTTGTAAATGACAATGGAAAACACACAGAAGTTCCTATAAATTCTTCTATTTTTGATATTTCATTTGATGGTAATTCAAGAAAAAATACAGAAGAACAGATTTGGGGATTATATGAGACTGATGAAAAGCATAATGAAAAGTTTGTAGTTATTGAAAAAGATATAGATGGAATACATCAAACAGTTTTAGAAGTACAAGAAGATGCATCTCATATAAAAGAAAATATGTCTCTTATAGACCAAAGAGCTGAAAATGTAAATATATTAGTAAAAGAAGTTACTAAAAATTTTGGTGGTTCACAAGAAAATATAACATTAAGAGAAAACATAAATAAAGCTATAATTAAGTTAAATGCAGATTTAGGTACATTTAGTTCTAATATGTCTAATTATTTTAATGATAATGAAGTTACAGATGAAGAAAAAGAAAAGATTGATATTGAACTTAATTTATTAGATACAGACAAAGCAAGTTTATATACAGAGCTACAAAAACTTATTGATAGAACTACTGGAGTAGACTTAGTAGCAATAAACACTTCAAAAACAGCATTGGATGCAGCAAGTACCAATCTAAACTCTATAATTAATTCAGTTATTTCAGATAGTATAATTACACCTTCAGACAGAATTTTAGCTATAAATGCAAATGCTCAATATAACTTAAAGATAAATGAACTTAAAAATACAGTCGATAAAATTTACATAACAGGTATGGGTGGAAGTATATCAGAGGAATTTTCACAGATAAATGCTACAGCTAAAGAAATAAAATTAGAAGTAGCAAAAGTTGATGGTGCAACTAAAACAAATGCTGCTGAAATTAAATTAACTAAAGATGATATAACCATGATGGTTACGAGGAATAACTCTGGCTCAATTGTAGGAATTAAACCTGATAAAATTGAATTTGGATTTAATGATATATCAAATTATGTAGAGATAAGCAGGAGTGGTCTAACAGTAAATCAAGGAGCTATAGCATGTGATATATTAACTACTCCATCTGGACATGAACCAATAATCAGATTATTTGGAAGTAGCAGGTCTGGATTTGCAATAGATGCAAGACAATCAGATGGTTCTAGTCAAGCCTCAGCAATAAGATTAAAATATGATAGCAATAATTATTTTTGGGTAGGATATGATACTGCTGAGATTTATGTTGATGGAGAAGAACACTTTATTGTTGAAAGAGATGATACTTTTGTAAGATGTGGTGGAGCTACTTTTACATTTACAAATGGAGATAGTTTAGGTGTAGGATATTCATTTTATCCAGAGCGTTCTGTAACTGATTTAGGTTGTGAGCGTTATAAATGGAGATATTTATATGCTCGTTCTACTCTGAGTGAATCTGATAAAAAGTTTAAAGAGAATATAGTATACATAAAAGATATTAAGAATAGAACTCGTTCAAGTATCACTCCAACACCATTTTTAGATTTTATAAGAGATGATTTTAAACCAGCAACATTTGATTATATAGCAGAAAAAGATAGGACAATTGCAGATAGTCAAATAGGGTTTATAGCTAATGATTTTAAAGATAGTTATGTTGGAAAAACATTTCTATATGACTATGGAGAAGAAAATGGATTAATGTTTAGCCCATCTGGTTATACAACTGTTGTAGCAACTGCACTTCAAGAAGAAATACAAAAAAGAGAAGAATTAGAGATGATAATTAATGAATTAAACGAGAAAATTAATAATTTAGGAGGATATTAATATGGAAGTAAATTTACAAAAAGCATATACAGTAGCATTTGAAGAGATAAAAAGTTTATATAATGAACTAATACTTTATAAAGCACTCAACATGCAACAACAAGAAGAAATTGAGAACTTGAAAAAAGAACTAGAAGAACAAAATAAAGAACAATAGGATGTGATACTTTGAAAAATTATGAAATAAAGAATCATACCATAGAGGTCGACTTTAGTAATTATAGAATAAACAAAAGATTGCTAGATTATTTTATTTATAATGAAAATGATGTTAAAACAGCTTATATTGAAGCTATATTGAAAAATAAAGATGAAATAATAGATTTATCTGAATATGATAGAGTTTTAGTTAGCATTACAAAAAGTGATGGACAAAAGGTTAATGGTGAATGTGAAGTTGTAGATGCAGAAAATGGTATTGTAGAGATAGAACTTAGCCGACAAGCACTTGCTTCTGTTGGTATAAATACATTTCAACTATCCCTTGTGAAAGATGGAACTTTACTCAATACTACAAATCTTTATTATAGAGTTGAAGAGGGTATGATTAATGATGATGATATCACCTCAACTGATGAATATGGAGTATTATTGGTAATAATAGCCCAAGCAGAAGAGATTATAAAAAATAATAAAGAGTTGACTAAAAGAGTTGAACAGCTTGAAATAACTATACTTGGAAATGAAGAAGTTAGGGATAAAGCAGAGCAGATTAGGATTTATAATGAAGATATAAGAAACATACAAGAAGAAGAAAGAGAGTTTAATGAGTTAACACGTCAAAATCAAGAGGCAAATCGTGAAGAATCCATTCAGAATATGCAAATTCAAGTTGATGATAAACTTACAGATTGCCAACTCCAATTAGATGAAATGATAGATGCTAAGTCTAAAGAAATAGATAATATAGTCGATGATAAAATGCTTGATGTTCAAGTTCAGACAGACAAGAAGTTTCAAGACTTAGACACTAGAGCTAATAATACTTTTGATTTGTATGATAAGACATTTGAAGATAAACTTACAGATAACCAAGAGCAAATTGATTACAAACTTGATGAAGTAAATCAAGCTATATCTAATGTAGAAGATTGTATTGATGAAAGTACTACAAAATTAGATACAAAGATAAAAGAAGTAGATGACAAAATAGTTGAAGTAAATACTGCTAAAACTGATATGACAACAACTGTTAGTAATAAAATAACTGAATTTGAAAATAGGTTTGAAGAATTAGAAAGTCTTGATGCTAGAGGCGAATTAATACAAGCTAGAGAAAGTGTTGATGGAACTGTAAAGGATACTTTAAAGGATAGATTAACATATGACTTTGAGAAAGTTAACGAGAAAATAGCAGAAATGACTTCTGCTGCAACTAATGTAGCTTTTAGTAAATCTTATGTTGAATCGGATTGGGTTGCTGATGGAGAATATTTTAAACTTATAGTTAATCATAATTTAGTTACAGAAAATATATTTGTAGCAATATTAGATGAAGCAACTAAGAAAAGTATGACTAATTCTTATACTACAGTAGATTCTAATACGATAGAAATATTTAATGAAAGTAACATAGATGTAAAAGTAACTGTTGTAAATGGTAATACAAATAAAGAAGTTATACAAGCTACAATAAATGATAATATAACAACACTAGATAGTACTTACTCTAGTATTAAAATTGATGCAAAATTTGATGAGAGTCTAACTAAGATAAATGAAAATAAAAGTAATATAGCTACTAACTTAGAGAAAATAAATCTAATACAAAGTAAAGTTGGTTCGAGTGAATTAAGTACAGTATCTAAAAATATATCAGATGCGGTAAATGAATTAGATGCTAGTGTTAAAGTTCTTGAATCTGGTGGAAATACAAACGAGCAATTGAAAATATTAAAAGAAAATTATAATAAAATGTCTGTGGAAATACTTAAAATTCTATTTGAATTAGAATTAGATAAGGAAGCTACAGCAGATGAAGCTGGGTATTGGTATGATACCCTATATGATTCTAAAAACATAAGTAATTTAGATGGTTTAAAGCTTAATAAATTTAAGCAACAATTAGAGTTACTTTCAAATAGTGGAACTGTATTATTTAAAAATGTAACAGTTCCTTTTTTATGCAACAAAATAAGATATATTCATGATTTAGGAAGCAACTATAGTGAAACTAAAACAGAAGAATCTTATCAAAAAGGTGATACTGAAATAAAAATAAACAAGTATTCCTACGAAGTGAGATAGGGGGAATTATATGAAAAAGAATAAACTATTACAAAGAGGTTCTTTATTTGGAAACAAAGAATTTAAAATAGAAGAGTTTAATAAAAATTTTGATACTTTTAATGTTAAAGATATATTTACAGATATGGATTCTGGTTCTGTGTTTATAATTAAGGATGATTTAAAGTTATATGCAGCAGGATATAATGTTTTTGGCAATTTAGGACTTGGAAATAAAGTATCACCTATAAGATATTTTTCAAAAATAGATATTGACAATGTTAAGTATGTTTCATCTTCTGGAACTCATTCTCTTTTACTTAAAAATAACGGAGATGTGTATTCTACTGGCTTAAACACAGATGGGGAGTTAGGTTTGGGAGATAATATTGATAGAAATACTTTTACTAAGATAAATATAAGTAATGTAAAACAAATTGCTTGTGGGAATGGCTATTCTATGTTAGTTACAAATGACAACGAGCTTTATGTATGTGGTAATAATAAATTTGGAGGGATAGGCTTAGGAAATACATCTACTGTAAATACATTTACTAAAATTGATAATTTGAGTGTTAAAGAAATATTTGCAGGAGTCAGTTGTTCATATATATTAACTTTAAATAATGAATTATTTTCAACTGGTTTAAACAA